TCAGCGAGTGGGGGTCACCTTGGACCCCCTGCGCTTGCGCACGTAGGTCTCGGTCATCACGACCGATGAGTGCCCCAGCTGCTCCTGCGCCTTCCGGATATCGCCGGCCGACTCGGTCTTGTCCGTGCCCGCCTTGGCGCGCAAATCCCGGAACTGGATCCCCTCGACCTTTGCCAGCGCGCACGCCTTCGCCCAGCGCCTGGACATCGCGTTGACGCCCACGGTCCGCCCCTTCTCGTTCACGATGAGGCGGGTGCTGTAGACCGTGAAGGCCTTCTTCCGCGCCCTGATCCTCTCCAGGAGCGCCTCCAGGCTTCCCGACAGCTCCACCCGCAGCTTATTGCCGGTCTTGCGCTGCATGAAGTGGATCGCCCCGTCTCGGATGTCGGTTTCTGATACCCCGAGCACGTCAGCCGGCCGCTGGCCGGTCAGGTAGGCCAGGTCCATCGCGTCGCGCAGGCAGTCGTCGGCCGCCGCCCAGATGGCTTCGTATTGGCTGTCCTCGATGTAGGCGTCCCGACCGGTCTCCCGGAACCCCTTGATGCCCGCGCACGGGTTGGGCAGGGCGGTATAGCCTCGGTCGCGCGCGAAGTTCCAGATGTGCGACAGCAGGGCCTTCTCGCGGTTGGCGCGGACGAATGCCTTGCCGCCGGCGGTGCGCCAGGTGAGGTAGCCGCGCACGTTCACCGGCTGGATCGCATCAAGAGGGGCGGGCGGGTCGTTAAAATACTCCTTGAGCTTCAGCACCTCCTTGCGGTTGTCCTCGAACGTGCGGGCGGCCTTCGTGGGCGCAACCGAGCTCATGTACTGGTCGCAGACCCAGGAGAACATGATCTGCGGGGACGCCGGCGATCGTGCGTCACGCTGGAGCACCGCCCACTTCTGGATGGCGAGGCCGTAATCGGAGCCGAGCGGCTCTTCGCGCCGCGGCGTGCCGCCGTGGTCGTAGAAGTAGTAGATCTTCTTCCCGCGCAGGCGGGCCCTGAAGTGCGGGATCGCGCCGGGTTTGGAGGGCTTGCGTCCCATCAGGCGGCCTTGTTGGACTTCCAGGTGCCAGGAGCGACCGCCTCGGGCGCCGGCGTTCCCTCGATGGTGGCGCGGGTGACGACGGGCCGGCCGTGCAGGTCGATGTAGTGGCGGATGCCGTTCTTCAGCAGGAACTGGATCTGGCGCGCGCGGATCGGCGTGCCGGTCAGCTCCTTGATCTCGGATCGCGATAGGCAGATGTCGCTCATCCCGGTGTACCCATCAACTGTTCAACCTCGGCGCGCAGCCGCTCGATCTCGTCCCGGGCGTCCAGCATCACCTTGCCGGCCTCGGGATAGCCCATGTCGTAGAGCCAGAGACCCTCCGTCTCCAGCTCCTCCATGATGTCCTTTCCGCTCATCCTTGCTGCTCCAGCAGATACCCCGGGTCGATCTTCCATCCAGCCTCGCGCGCGCCGACCAGGCGCAGCTCGTTGGCGTCGAATTCGTCGAGCTGCAACGCCTTGATGGCGCCCTCGATGTGGTGGGGGCAGAGCGGCCGGTCGGTACGTTGAAAGGTGCGCCAGACCGAGAAGACCTTGCAACCCCACGCGTCGGCCAGGTCGTTGAGCCGCTTCCGCGACTCGTGGACGTGGCGCCGGATCAGGTCGCGCGCGGTGATGTGCGCCGGCGCGGGCTTGCGAAGCGTGGCGATCGTGACAGCCATCAGGCTCGGCCCTCGCGCTGCGCCTGCTCGTAGGCGGTCTGGACCGCGTGGAAGTCCTCAGCCGCGCCGCCGTGGTCTGGGTGATGCTGTCGGCGCAGTCGGCGGTAGGCGTCCAGCACCTCGGCGCCGCTGGCGCGCTCGGCCACGCCCAGCACCTGCCACCAGGTTCGGACGTCGGCCGGCGGCGCCAGCGCGGTGAAGCCGGTGTAGGCGCGCTGCAGGATCTCCGCGCCGCCGTGCCGCTCGATCGCGCGCATGGCGTCCAGCGTCGCGGCCACCGCGGCCAGGTTGTCGGCCACGCGGTCGTAGCGATCGATGGCCATGCAGCGCGGCGTGCCGCCGGCGACCGGGTCGATCCAGTAGACCGCCACGCCCGGATCGCTCGGCTCGGGCTGGCCGCTGCGGGGCTGGCCATCCAGGCGCAGGGTCAGGTTGGTGCTGAGCACGTAGTCGCCCTCGCGGACGCCCATGCGGTCAAGTTCCTGGCGGACGCGCAGACTGGCCTCAGCAATCGTCAGCTGGCGCTGCGGCGCGTAGCCGGAGGAGGTGCGGCCGCCGCGCCGGAACCGCGCGATGATCCGGCTGCTGTCGCGCGTGCGCCGCCAACCCGCAGGCCACTCCAGCGGATAGGCGGGGATCACGCGGTCTCGGTCACTGCTCATCGCTGCTGGCCTCCTGTTGGGCGCGGCGCATGTCTTGCAGTGCTTGCGATACCGCATACCTGACGAACGCTTCTGGCGAATCCCCGCCATCAGCCTGTATATCGAGATGGCGTGTAAGCGCCGGGATAAATGCGGCCAGATCTACTCCATATCCATCGACTGATGCACGGCGCTTCCCGGCCCTAAATCCCTCTCTCCACGCGGATAGATTGAGGATGGCTAATACGCTCGAGATCGCGAGGAGCAAGAACGCCACGAACATCCAGTGATTGCCGCTCACGCCCCACCTCCATTCCCGGCCCGTGCCTCCTGGTATGGCGGATAGAAGACCGACGGCGCTGTCGGAGCAGCGTCGTCCTGCATGAATCGCTCTACGAGGAATGCTTTGCCATCAGTGCCAATAAACACCAGCGTGCCATCGTCACGGCGCATGACTGTTCCCTCAAACCAAAACCCAGCTCCTGCCCATTCGATGTAAGCCTTGGGGAGCGGGCCTTTGTGGCATCGGCAGATCTTGGGCCAGCAGTCGGAGCAGGTGATTTCCTGATCAGCCATGATCCTTCTCCCCGGCCTGGGCGGCGATGGCGGCCTGCAGCTGGTCGCGCAACACGCTTGCTTCTGCATGGAGTCCAGGATGCTGCCTTGCGACCTCGACCGCATCGCGGGGCACGGGGTTGCTGCTAGTGAACAATGAGACGAACTTCAACGCGGCCCTAAGCGCATCCCCTTGGGGCGCGGGCGGGGCGGCGGCGCGCGCGATCTGCACAAGCGCCTCGAACGTCTGCGCAGCACGCGGCATGCCTCGCTTGTCGATCTCCCTGGCGTACCTCTCCCCAAGGTTCACGACTTCAGCCACGGCCATGCCGTTAACAGTCAGCACGCCATCGACCACACGGTATGGGTACGCCACCGCCTCGCCCACACCTGGCTGTTGAGCGTCCCGCTTCAACTGGCGGATGGCTTCGACGATCTCCAGGCTTCCGTTGGAGCATTCCTTTTCGGCGTCGCTGAAGCCCAGCTCGTTCTGGATGTCGGCGATGATGCCGATCAGCATCTCCGCGAAACGTTGGTCCAGCGACGGAGCACAACCCACACCCGGCGCAGGGGCGGCCATGTTCCGCAGCGTTTCCAGCGCGGAGGTGAACTCGTCGGCGCCGGGATTAAAGTTCGCCAGCATCGCGATAGCATCATTGAGCTGCGCGTTTGTCACATCTTGGCGGCCACACCATTCGCATTCGTGAAGCCCTTGAAGCTCAAGCAGGCTCGGCTCAATGCGGCCTTCGATATCGGCCCTGCGCTGCTGAAAGTGATACGCGACAGGCGCAGGGGCGGCGGCCTTGGCGGTCGGATTCCGGCTCGTCACGTAAACGACGCAGCCGGGGTCCAGCCAATCAGCAGTCCCAGGCGAATCGATTATCAGAGTTGCCTTGGCGAGCCCCGGCTGAGTGCTCTCGATCCGAGCACGCATCACCTTGTGGGCAGCATCCAACTCACCCCGGCCAGCGTCGGCGGGCGGCGCGCTCAGTGGGATAACCGTCCCAATCGAAGCCAGCACATCGCCAAACCAGTCGGAGCTGGCAGTGGGATCGACTCCGGCGGGCGGCGAGGGGGCGGCGACAGGGATCATTTCCAGTGCGTGCTGGTAAGCGGCCGCAGTCGCCTGATGCCAGATCGTCGCCTGCTCATGGTCGAGGCCAAACGGCGCGTCGGAAGGGTCGGCGCGCAAAGCCGTAGCAAGCGCCTGTTCGATCACGCTGTGACCATCTCGTTCGTTGCTCATGTCACTCTCCCTTGAGGGCTGCGCGGATCACCCGGCGCCACTTGATCGCTGCGGTCAGGCTCATGGGATGGGCCTTGCGCAATTCGTCGATGGTCGGCAAGCGATCGCGGTACATCCGCGCCAGCTTGTAGGCCACCAGCATCGTCGGCTCGCGGATCTCGCCGCGCTTGGCGAAGGGGCGTTCCCCGACTCGTTGGCACAGCTGCTCACCCTTCCAGCCGGAGGCGATGCGCGCGCGGATGGCCTCATAGCTCACGTCTGCGAGCAGGGCGATTTGCGCCACTGTCAGCCGGCCATGGCGGCCGCAGTCGATCAGGGACGGCGGCCTACCGCCGCGGGGCTTCCCAACCACGCCCATGCTGGCCGTCAGCACCGGCCTGGCGGATTCAATTGCGATGGTCATGCTGCTTTTCTCCGGATCAGGCGGCGCCACCAGGGCGCGCGCAGGTGTTCGACTTCGGCGCGCAGCTGGATCACCTCCTCGGTGATCGTGGCCAGCTGCTGGCGCAGGACGGCTTTGGTCGGCTGCTTGAGCCGGCGAGGCGGCTTGGGGAACAGCTGGTTGGTCACGCCGCGCTCCTCTGGACTGCCGGAACCGCGTCGCGCAGCAGCGCTCGGTTCTTGTTCGAGCAGCTGATGCAGCGAATGCTCTCCAGGTGCACCGGCTTCCCGCAGTCGGCACACGGGTGGCGCTGCTGGTGCGCCGCCTCGCCCTTGGCCGCCTTTTGGCGCGCCGGCGTGGTGAGCATCCGCTCGGCGTCCCATCCGAGCTTCAGGCGCGCGTGAAGCAGCGACTCGGCCAGGCCTGTTCGCTCTGCCCATCCAGCGATGGTCAGCGTCTCGCCGGCATGTTCGATGCGGTGGCTGCTCCTGCGGTTGCGGCAGTTGTCCGCACGCAGGGCCCAGCGGCAGTTCTCGGGGGAGTAGCCGGCGTCGTTGTCGATCCGGTCCAGCTCGTGCTTGGGCGAAGGTTTGGGCCCCATATCCCGGTAGAACTGGGTCGGGTCATCAAGCCAGGCTTCGCACACCGTGATGCCACGGCCGCCGTAGTCCTTCCAGGCCGGGCTGGTCGGCACTGTGCAGCGGTAGCGCATGGTCTGCCACGCCCGGTACTCGGCGCTGTAGGACAGGCCGTGCCGGCGCGTGCGGCGGCGCGATCGACTGTCAGCCATTCTTACGCGCCTCCTGCTGCGCCTTGTCGCGCTCGGCCTGCAGCGCCGGCAGCACGTTAAGGCGCACCAGGTCGTCGGTCTTGGCGGCCTCCTTGGCGCGGGCCACGGCCCAATCCAGGGCGGCGAGGCGGTCGTTCGGATGGATGCTCATGGCAGAATCGCCTCGGACGAAAGGGGGGCGAGATGGACTTTCTTCATGGTGTCTTTCAGTGCTGGCCACTGAGCAAGACGTGTCTGCTCAACTGGGACGCCGTGTCGGCCGTCGCAACAACGGTTGCCGTTGTGGTCGCCCTGGGAATGGGTTTGCTTCCCGAGGTCAACAGACGCAGAGAAGCGTGGGTCATAGCACTGGCGAAGATTCACCTCGCCGAGTCGTCCGTTGAAATTCAAATGGTCCACGTAGCCAGAGCGATAGCCTTGTCTCGAGGTGAGACCCTCGCGCCCAACAGCCGCCGTGAGATCGTGCGGGAAATGGACATGGTCAAGTCTGATGAGCTTCGCTCGCTCCTCGCAGGCTCCGCGCATTTCGACAAGGCAAGCTTCTCCGTGACCTGCAAAGCCGTCGTCGACATCGACCGAGTGAAGGCGCTGGCCGGAGGCTTCGCCGACATTCCTGATGACAAAGTGATCCATGCGGCTTGGTTCCGCGGGTTGCTTGCGGGGCTCTTCCTCACACTCGACGAGGCTCGGCATGAGTACGCCAAGGCCATTGAGCGACCGGCCAAGCCATTTCCTGGAATGCCGCCCGAAGTCGAGCGCCTGAAGGAAGACGAGCGAGCCGAGGCTCAGGCGTCGAACACTCATGCGTAAACCCCCATGGATTCGAGGTCGATCTCATCGACCTTGTCCCGCAGCTGGTGACGCGCGCGGTTGAGCCGCTGCGCGATATAGGCGCGGCTGTCGGTGCCCAGGAACGTGAGCATCGACATGTGCACCGCGTTGCGGTGGTCGCGGCGATAGAGCCGGTAGGTGACGTAGGCCTCGGCGCCTTGGCCGCTGACGAAGCGGCTCCAGTTGAACCGGGGCTGCTTGCCGCAGGCGCGTCGGGTGAGGTGGCGGCTCATGGGGAAGCTACCGGGAAGCCGTTGTGCAGGACGCCATCCAGCGTGCGGCCGGCGGCCTTCTTGGAAACGTTCCACATTGCATGGCGGTCGTCGTTGGCGCCGCTGAGGTAGTAGGTCGTCCCACTCGGGATCACGACGTCGTCCGGCCAGGTCTCGGACGGTGCCCAGCAGCCCCACTGCTTGAACAGGAAAGGAACGCGGTATGCGGCGCACTGGTCGCGCAGAATGCGCACCCAATCGGGATGCATCGGCCTGGCGCCATGCCCACTTTCACCGCCAACAATCACCCAATCCAAGCCGTAGAACAGCGGCGGATCGATGGGCCGGCCGGCACACCCACATTCGTACCCGCTGCAGCACATCGCGGGGCCGTTCGGGAACAGACTTTCCGGGTAGGCCAGATCCACTTCAGCCAGCAGGGGTTCCATCGACAGGAAGTGCACCGCCGCCGGCACCGCTAGCAGCTTGGGAATATCGCGGTTCGCCTCGTCCTGATTGCAGATCGTTGCCCCCAGCCAGACGTTGGGCATCGGCGTGCGCGGATCGGCGCCAACCGCGGCGCCAGCCCAGCCACCCGCCTCATCCATCATCCGTGCGGCGTTTCCGATGCGCTTCGTCAGTAGCAGCCAGTCGAGATTCGGCGTTGCGCGGATCAGCGAGAACAGGTCGGCGCGCCAGCTTGCCGGCACCTCGTTGTCGAACACGTCCGCCAGGCTCGCGCAGAAGACGCGCCGCCGCGCGCGCCGGATAGGGTCGGAGCCACAGCCCTTCCCGCGACCATCGCGGGGGCAGAACATGCCCAAAAACGGATTCTCACCGCGCCAGCCACAGGACGTACATTCATAGAAGGGCTTGGCGTTCCAGCGAATCGGCAGCCGCCAGGTCGCCGGCGACGTCCGTCGCCGCGGCTCCCCGGTGCCCCAGGCGATGCCCAGCGTACGCGCCGGCGTCGAAGCCGCGGCGTAGCAGTGGTCGCAGGCCGGCGAGACGCGTGTGCAGCCGATCCACGGATTGAACGTCGAGTCGCACCATTCGATCGAGCTGCGCGCGCTCATGCCGCCACCTGCAGGTGCGCGGTCATCTGCCGCTTCTGCTCGAGCACGGCGTCCTCGATCACGCTGAGGTCGCTGTCGGCGCCGAAGACGCCGATGATGTCGGCCGGCGCTGGCTGGACCGCGCGGCCTGCGTGTCCGACGTCGGCGAAGGCCAGATTGCCGTTGGGCTCCACGAAGACCAGCAGGCGATGGCAGCGCCAGCGCTGCGCCTTGGCCAGGATCGAGGCGGCAAGCACCTCATGCCCGTTGGTGTGGATGTTGAGCGTGACGCGGCGGAGCGGTGAGGGCTTCATGGTCAGGCCGCCATGGGGTAGGAGTCGCGCGCGCGGTCGGCGGCGGTGGCCAGGTGGCGCGCCAGCGCACGCAGCATCGATTCGAGCTTGTCGGCGTCGTAGAGCTTCGCCGCGCGCTCGGTGCGGACCGGCAGAAAGCCCAGGGACGCCAGGGCCTCGGCAGAAACCGTAAGGGGCGCGATCAGCGCATTGATCTCGCCCAGTCGGATCTCTGCCCCCGACCGAACCGCCGCGGCCGGGGCTTGCGGCGCCTGCGGCGCGGGGGAGGCTACGGCGGCTGGCGCTACCTCCGGCTGGTCGGCCTTTGCGGCCTCGACAATCTCGGTCTGCTGCTGGCGCGCGCGCTCCTGCTGCTGCTCGCGCTCGATACGAGCGAGCTCCTGCTGCCGGATCCGCTCGCGCTCCTGCTCGATCCGAGCCTGCTCGCGCTGCTGGTGATCGGCGATGCGCGCGGCGACCAGGTTGCGCAAGTCATCCGGCGCCTTGTGCGCGCACAGCGCCACGTGATCGGCGAACAGCGACGCGTGGGCGGGGTGCTCGGCCAGGATCGCCATGTTGGCGCGCACGCGGTCCGCCTGCTGGCTGGCGGCGATTTTGGCGTTGGCCACGACCGAATCCACGGCCTCCTGCATGCTGGCGAAAGAGCGCTTGCCCCTCATGGCATCGCCGACATCGGCGATGAGCGTGGCCGGCACCTGGATGCCGTGCTCGCCCAGGGATTCGTTGATACCCAGCACGTACTGCTGCACTGCGCGCCGGGCGCTGTTGCCGATCTCCGTGCGGCGCTCGTCCTTGCGGCGCTTGACCAGCTTGTCCAGGTCCAGCCGCTTGGCGCGGGCCTCGGCCGCGATGTCATCAATCGTGCGGAACAACGCGTCGATGCTCTCGGTCTGGCTCAGGGCATGCTGCTTGGCGGCCTTCAGCTGGTCCTCGATGCTGGCGCACCACTTCACGGTGGTCTCCGCGTCGGCGAAGTCCTGATCGGTCGTCAGCTCGGTGCTGATGTTCTGGAAGACCTCGATCGCCTTCGACTTCCACTCGGCCAGGTTCGAGGCGGTGACCATGCCGGTCACCTCGATCCGCAGGGCGGGCAGGGTCTCCGGCGCGCGGCCGGATGCTTCGACCTTCTGGACCTCGGGCGCGTAGGCGGCGACGTCGGCCTCGAACTGCTCCCAGCCGGCGATGATGCGATCGCGTAAGGCGAAGTCGGGCAGGTAGTAGGTGTGACGCGCATCGACCAGGCCTGCACCATCCCACTTCGAGGCCATGAACAGCACGCGGTGTGCACCACTGACCAGCATCTGCTGCTCCATCTGGATGCGGTAGTGCTCGGGCAAATCAGCGCCAGTGCAGCCATCCACCATCACGCACCGCAGCTCGTCGTTGAGCGATTTGTGCTCGAACGCGGTGTCCTCCAGCAGAGTCAGCCCGTCGAAGCTTGCCGAGTACTTGCCCTGCACGCCGACCACCGGATACAGCTCTTCACCGACGATCTCTTCGGCCAGCGGCCGGGCCAGCGCCTCATAGCGGTGGCCGTCATCGAAGCGCTTCTGGGTGGCCGCGTCGATCTCTGGCGTGACGCCCGTGGCGCACTCGCGGACCAACTGCGCGCGGGTCTTGTAGGGGCTGCAGCCGAGCATCGCCGGCGCATCGCTGGCGTTGTGGTGCGTGGCGCGGTGGGCGTGCCACTCGGGCGTGCCCTGGATCAGTTCGATGGTGATCATGCTCAGCGCTCCACTGCGGTCTGGGTGATGCGGCCAGCGGCGGCGTGGGCGGCGTTCTGCGGCTCGTCGTCCGACGGGAAGGCGGGCTTGTCCTGGGGCGCCTGCTGCGCAGCCGGCTCGGCCTGCCGCTCCGGCTCGCCCAACGCCAGGATGGTTTTGCGCTGCTCGTCGCTCAGGCTGGCTTTCGTTTCGGCCAGCGTGACGATCTGCTGCGGCGTCTTCTTGCCTCCGTTGACCGCCGCCTTCCAGGCGGGCAGCGCTGCGGCGAATTGCTCGGCGGTGTAGGCGGCGCGCGCGGCTGGTGCGTTGGCCTGGCCGGCGATGGCAAAGGCTTCTTCGGGCGTGGTGTCGCCCTCCTTGATCGCGGTGACGATGCCGCGCAACAGGACCAGGTGCTCGAGGCCGATGTCCTCGACGCCGGCAACCTCCAGCTTCGCGCAGACCTGCTCAGCCGACACACCGAAGCGCTGGAAGACACCGAGAGCGTCAGCGCGGCGGTTGGCCAGCGTCTTGACGTCCCCCATGATGACCTTGCGGGCCTCGACGTACATGTCCTCCCAGAACGCCTTCGGCACGCCCTTCAGCACGGCGTTGCGCAGCGCGATCGAGCACGCAGCGTTCGCGGTCACGCCGATCATGTCGGGCTTGAAGCGGCGGCCCTGCCGATCGACGATGCGGCGCTGCACCTCGTAGGTGATCGCCACGTTGCGCTCCAGGTCGTGGAAGACGCCCTGCGCGATGATGAATTCGCCCTTGTCGTCGATCACTCGCGCGCCGGCGCGGTTGTTACCCCAGGCCGATGCCACGACCTCAGCGAAGCGCGCGGACGGGCCTTCGATCGTCTTGCCGTCGCGGGGGAGGGCATAGACGCACTGCTCGGCGATGCTCTGGCTGAGCGTGACCATCTGCAGCGCCTCGTCGCGGAACTTCTTCAGCGAGCGCGGGAAGCGGCGCGCCGTCGAAATCTGCTGCTCGATTTCCGAGCGGTTGATCATCGCGGCCATGCCCTCTTCGGGGACGAGCTGGCCTTCCTGTACCTGGGCATTCATCGGGGTGTATCTCCGGCCGCGTGCGGCGTCTGGGAAAGTAGTGCCGGCACAGGCGCCGCCGGCTGGCGTGGGAAGGGTGGAGGCGGGTCGGGCGCTACTCCGACTAGAGGCACATCAATCACCGGTTTCTGACTGCCCTTGTTTATTGGGCCCTGCAGTCACATCGGCCTCTGGCAACGGGGCCTGGCTTCGCGAGTAGCTAGGCCCCTAGGCGAACCCTGCGTGTCTGCTTTCCACGCCGCTGCCTCCGTAGGTGTTGGGCTATTTGCCCCTTGTGTCTTCTGTCTCGACGACGCTGCGCTCGATGTACTCGTCGAGGTCCGGCCGCCGGTAGAAAACGCGGCCACCGATCTTCAAGTAGCGAGGGCCGCGCCCCTCATGACGCATCTTCTCGAGGGTGCTTTTGGAAAGGCCGAGATACTTGGCCGCGTCGTTACCGGTCAGCCTTTCAATCATCAGTCGGATCCTCCACCTTGAGACTGTCCATCTCTTCGTCATGGAGCGCCTCCAAGAGCTGCGCCACGTGCGAAGTAGCCATGACGGCGACGACCATGAACATGTCGTGCCCGTCGCTGTCTGCTAGTTCCTTGAAGCGGTCCATCAGCTCATCGTTCTGCAGATAGGCGGCCATGATTTGAGATGCCATCAGACCCTTGGTGTCGTTCGATACGCTGATGCTCATGCCAGCACGCCCGGCTTGGATTCGATGCGGGTGAACGGGTACTTCTCCGGGAACGGCTTGATGTACCGCCCGAAGTGCTTGCCGATCGACTCCGCGCTCCTGAACGCGGCGAAGTCCTCGGCGCTGAAGTTGGCGTAGTGGTAGAGCGACGACGGCTCGCCATTCCACCTCTTGAAGCGCACCGCCAAGGTGCTGGTCTCGGCGTCGTGGCCGATGGCCTGGATCTGGCTCGACTCGACGTCGACCAGCGCGATCAGGCGCGGCGCGCCGGCGGTGGATGCGGCGGGGACGGTGTTCATGAGGCACTCCTATTGCGCTTGGCGACGTTGCGGCGGCGCTTCGCCGCACGCTTGGCTTCAGCTGCGCCGGAGCGCGCGCCGCCGTTTGCGAACTTGCGTGCCACGCCAGCTTCCGGAGCGGCTACCGGCATGGGGCCGCCGACGCCAACCATCGTGGCGATGAGGGACGCGAGGGAACGGTGGGCCTTCATGCGGCCTTCCCCAGCGTCGTCAGGCGGTCGGCTTCTTCCTGCGCGATCGCCGCGTCGTCGGCATCGGCGCCGTCGGTGCTGTCTTCGGTCAGGTCCGGCTCGACAGCCTTGGCGGTAGGCGGGATCAGCGTCAGCTCGACCTCGCGCTTCTGCAGGTGCCACAGCAGGCCGGCTTCCTCGGCGTCGGGGTGCGCGATGATCGTGAACTTCCACGCCACGCTGCCTCCGTCCAGCAGCTTCCAGGAGATGTTCTTGACGGTGGCATCGACCAGAAGGATTGGCTCTTCGAGCCCAAGCCCGTTGGCAACCTGCACCTCGTAGCCCGGATACTCGTCATTCCATGAAGTGCCGAGCTTGGGGAAGCTCACTGCGGTTAAGCCATCGGCAACCTTCGCCTCCAGCAGCGAACCCTGATCGCCCGCCGTGGGTGCGCGGCAAAGGGCGGCGCGCAGGCCAGGCGCAAGCTCGTCGAGCTTTTCGTTGCTGGTGACGACCTCGACGGTCACGGAGCCGCCGGACTCGATGTCCGGGCCGTGGTTTTCGGAAAGCGGGTTTACCTTGCGCAGCTTCGCCCGCGCATTCTCAAGACTGAACATGGGTGCCTCGTCGGTGATGCCGGCGGACCGGCGGGGAAAGTCAGGGGTGCTGGGACTGGGCTAGAACCGCCACGAAGATCCCGATCAGGATCCAGAGCGCAGAGGTGATCCACGGCGACCAGCGATGGGCGCGGGACTTAGCCACGGGTCTGGGCCTCCTGCGCTTGCTGCGCTGGCGTCAGCGGCTTGGGTTCCAGCCGGGCGAGGAGCGCATCGGCGAAGGCGGCGGCGCACCTCGCGGTCTGCTCGGCGTTCCAGCTGCTCACCTGGGGAGATGCGTTGGCCGCCAAGCCCTGCATCGCCATCGCGGCGAACAGCTCGCGCTTGGTGAGGCCCGAGCAAACGCCATCGCGTATGACGCCACCCGAGTGGTGTATCGGCGCGCCGTGTTCGTTGAACATCGGACTCGTCGGCATGTCTCCGTTCTTCATGCCGCGCTCCCGCCATCGGTAGGCGCCTGGCCGCGGCGGATCGCGCGGGAGCGCTCCTGCACCTGGCCGACGATCTCGTTACCCTCGCGGCCCAGGCGCTGCGCAGCGCGGATCTCCCGCAGCGCCTGGGCGTCACTGAAGCCTGCGGAGCGCGCCGCCGCACGGGCGCTCTGGAAAGGACGCAGGGTGAGGATCTGGGCGCTCATGACTGAGCCCCGGTGGCTTTGGCGATGGCCTGCTGAGCCTTCCAGCGGAGCGCCTTGATCGGGTTGAGGCTGGCTTCCTCTGCTTCCTCGCCCGCTTGGCCCATGTAGGCATCGAAGGTGCGCACGATCTCCAGAAGGTCCGGCGCGGCAGCGTCCAAGCGCTCCCTAGCAGCCTGTGCATCGGCACGCTCCTTGATCCCGGGATCCTGCAACTGGCTCGCCAGCGACTCGCACTCCGCGATGCAGTAGTCCAGCGTCCTGTGAGTGCGCTCGCTACCAAAGCCGAAGCGCATATCCACGGCTTCACGACGCGAGCCGGGCGCCGGTGCGTCCCACGCATGGGCGCAGTCGTAGCCGAACCACCAGACCCCGGCAGCCTCAACGGGGTACTCGCCGTTGCCGGCGGCATACGTTAGGCCCCCGTGTACCTTGAAGTAGCCGTCGCCGTCTTCGTCCAACTGGGCTGGCTTGGCCTCGTCGTAGCCCACCCCAAACAGCGGGTGGCCCTCCGGCACGGCGACGTAGCCGCAGCGGTGCCCCATGTCGTCGACGAAGTACACGACGGCGCGCAGGCCGGCAGTAGTGATCCAGTCGCGCTCGATAGTCATGCCGCCAGCTCCAGCTCGCGCCGGATCTCGGCGTAGGGGTTGGGCAGGGCGCGGATGTGCTCGATCAGGGCGCGGCGCGCGGCAATGCGCTCCTGCAGGCGCCGCATCGAGCTGGCGTACATCGGCCCGCGCTCGTCCTGCGGGCTCAGCCGCTCGCCCTCCATCGGGCCGAACATCAGCAGCATGTGGCGGCGAGCCGCCTCGAAGGCCTGCTCAGGGTGCGCGCCGGCAAACAGCGCGGCCAGGTAGGCCACCACGCAGCCGTGGTCGGTCAGGCCCTGGTTCCGGAGGTTCGTCGCCAGCGCCAGCATGTTCTGGCGGGTCTGGTCGAGCTGACGCTCAGGGTGGAAGTCCATCTCGATCTCCTTCGCCGACCTGCCCCGCGGGACCGGGGTGCGGGGTGGCGATGGAGAGAGAATAGCGCGCTAAACACTGAAGTCAAGCGTACTAAACCACCAGATGCGATGAATCCTACCTATCGATCAACCAGAACCGATAGGCTACTGCTTCGATTCCTTGCTCGACGTCACAGGCGACCACAACAGACCGACAGCGCTCAGCGACGCTAGCGTCTGGGTTTGAGCTGTCTCATCGATAGCTTTCCGTCGACGCGTTCGACGCTGTAAACACGCCCATCTATACGCACTATGCTCGTGACGTTGCTGGCCGCACTTATGGCGTCGCGAACTTGCTGCCCGAGATCGCTGTCCAGCGACGAGTTTTGGATCTTCGGGTAATCCTCCGAGACCGGTTCGTTCTTCTTAAAGGCTTTCCGTAGCTGACGGTTCTGGGCCTTGGCATAAATGGCGCCAGCCTTGTTGACCCTATCTCTCAGCAGGACTTCCGCAGGACCCGGGCCTTTCCCGAAATGGCGGATGTAAGCTGCTAGAAACTCGACCTCGAGTCCATACTCTCGACGCCGTCTTAAAAGGATTGCCACGCGAATAGCGGGCTCAGGGCGGGGACGCTCTCCGCCGGCAAAGTAACGGATCAGCTGCGAGTGTAGGAGAGACACTTGCAGACCAAGATCGTGAGAAGGTGCACCTAGCAGCGGTGCATCCAGGTGTCCGGAATCAGGGCTCGTCACCTCGGCGCCAGTAGGTCGCACCGTCGAACTTACCTGCAACAATGAGACCATCCGCCGCAGAGCCGCGATATCTTCGGCGCCCTTGGTCACATTGGCATCCCGACCGATAGCAATCCGCTAAAGCCCAGCGTCTACGACGAAAGATGACTTTGCCTTTCTAACGCTGGCCTGCTCCTGGCTATCGTCGAGCTGCGCTGCGGAAGTTGCATCGACGATGGCGTCGCCGAGCGCCAGGTTTGCGCCATAGAGCGCTTTTGCGGAAGCTTTCGCATCAGCGGCGGGATTGGTCGCCAGGTATGCATCGTATGCGGCACGCAAGCGATCTTTCGCCTGTGCCACGCAGGTCACGCGTTCTCCAGAATTCACAGGTGCTGCAGAGCCATAGAGCCTCAGCGCGAGGTCGGTCTCTTTGACCAGACGCGCGCAGCCGAGTAGGGCGCCGTTCGATTCCTGCAGGAACGCCTTCGCCGGCGCTTCTTCTTGAGCGAATGCAGCCGGCGCCATGCCGACCACCATGATCGCAACCGACAGGCTGGATACTCTCATCGCGGCTCCTTAGTTAGCAGGCCGGCAAGCAGTCAGGAAGGCTGCTGCCTGTTTCGGCTGCATCGATGAATCCTTCCATGCGGTCGGCCAAGTCATCGAGCTGCACGTCGCTCAGATCAGAAAGGTACGGCACGCCCTTAGTTTGAAGGAAATGCGTGATGGCCGAGTGCCATCCATGCTGGTCCGCGATCCGGATGATTGAAGCCATCTTGCGACCGCGAGGCGACACGTCGACCGCTGGGTAGTCGATCGCCGACTCTGGGGTGGGCGGCATCGCCGCAGCAAGCTCCAGCGCGAGTGATTTGAGGGCAGCAGTATCCAGCGGCATGGTCTAGGTCTCCTTCGATAGCTCAGCCAAAAACTCGGCCATGGCCTTCCGCGGGTCTCCGTCTGCACGTTCGATTGCTTTGGCGGCGACCTGGATCATGGTCCAAGAGGGACGCCTGAGCCGCCTGTCCTCCGGTCTTGCATCAGCCAGTAGGTACAGCAGCTCCAGCCCCTGAGCCATGCTGCCGTCGTCCAGTCGCTCGGATTGCGACTGGACGCTACGCATTGGGGGCGTGCCATAGAGCATCCAGCGGGGGTTCACCTCAAGAGCATCGCAGAGGCGAAAAAGGACGTCCGCCTTGATGTTTTCCGACTTGACCCCGCCCTCTGTCGCCCACTGGCTCACTTGGCCCTTGGTCGTGCCGGCTGCGTTCGCCACGGCGCTCTGGTTGAGCCCAGATGCCTTGATTGCTTCGCTCACGCGGCCGGCAAAAGTGGTGTCCTTCATTTAGCGAGCTTAACGATTCGCCGGTTTAGGGTGCTTGACATAAGGGGATAGCGCACTAAACTCGCCGCATGGACACGACCAAGCGCGAAGCACGAGATCTTCTTCAGACGAACGATGCCGGCCTGGCCAAGTTCTTCGGCATTACTCCCGGAGCGGTGAGCCAGTGGCGCGACGACGACCCGCTCCCGCGTGAGCGGCAATGGCAGATCCGGGCGATGCGTCCCGACCTGTTTCCCGCGCCCACCCAGGCAGGGGAGGTGGCCGATGCTGCCTGATCGGTGCCACTCGCGCCGCCCCTCACCGCTGCTTCCGATTGGGAGAAGCGCCGACGGGGCGCTTGCCTTTATTCCGACAACGCGGCCTTCCGTAGCCGGGAGAGCGTGTTCAGGTAGCCCTCCTGCGCCCAGCGTGTACGCGCGTCTCCGACACCTGGTTCGGGGTCTGAGGTCCAAGTGAACCCGCGATCTTCCGCATCGGCCCACGCCTTGGCGAGCGCTTCGCGATCTGGATGCGAGAGCAGCAGCGCTGTGATGGCGACCTCCATCGCCATGGTGTTCCCGAGCTCCAAGGCTATCGATGTGTCGTGCCTGTCGAGCTTGAAATTGTCCGTCATGTCGCCCTCCAGGCGGGCTGTGCGTGTGGTGACCGCAGCTTATCGCCTGGAGGGCGGCTGCTACATGCGTCACCCGTCAGCCCTTCCGCAGCACGCGGACATCCATCCGTCCGCCTACCCACCGTAGGCCGTACACGACGGCGCCGACGCGAACGATGGTCGTCACGTTCGGCGCCAGCTTCCTCGCTTCCCTGATTCGTTTCTGCAGCGCTTTCTGATCCATGGCGCACAGCCTGACGGGTCGGTCACCAGACAACCACGTTCAGCAGGTCCCGGCAATGAACATCCTCGACGCGGCATACAAGACCGCCCACGAATACCAGGGGGGCACGGTGGCGCTGGCCACCCGAATGGTTCGCACAGACGAGTTCGGCAACGAGCGGGCGATGTCCGACGCCGTGCTCCGGAACAAGGTGAACCCGAACAACAAGACGCATCACCTATCGCTGGAAGAAGCCAGCGAGATCATGGGCCTGACCGATAACTACAGGATCCTACACGCGCTGGCCGCGGAGCATGGCTTCACCTGCCAGCGAAATGAGGCGCCAGAGGCAGGCAATCTGGTAGCCGCGCTGCTCGACGCCGGCGAGGTCAAGGGCAAGCTCTGCCAGCTGATTGGAGACGCGCTCGAGGACGGGAAGATCACCCCGAACGAGGCGCTGGCCATCTCGGCCGCCTGCGGCGACCTGCAGCAACTGACTTCCCAGATCGCGGCCTACGCGAACGCCGAGGCGTCCCGCCGCGGCAGGAGTGCGGCATGAGCCAGGCAACCAACGGGGACGACAGTTTCCGAGCCCGTGCGATCCGATGGGTGTCCGCCATCATCCGGACGCGCGCCATGCTCACCCGCATCGCTGACCGCCTCGCCGAGCGCCTCGCCGACTTCCAGCGTGAGCGCCGCATCGCCAGCTTGCGACGGGATGCGGAGCAGGCCATCTGTGCCGGCCACAAGAATCTGGCGCACGCCTACTGGGCGCTGATGCGGCAGGAGATCGCCGCGCGCAGCCCGAACCAGATCGACCGCATGGAGCGGGCGAAGGGGCTGCAGCCGTGAAGAACTACTTCTCGTCGCCGGCCGTGCCGTCCGTCCCGAAGGCCTCATCAATGGAGCGACCCGGCAGTCCCAAGGCATGCCAGAAGATCGGATACCCCTCTTCGTCCGTTCCCCCCTCGGAAGCAAGCAACACCCAGCCGTCCCGCAGCATCTGGTTGACGTCCTCCTGGATGTGCGTGTGGGCGACTTTGACGATAGTGCTCAGGTGCATGCGGGTGGGCCTCTTGTGCAAGGGGGGAATCTGCCATGCGTGAGTACGGACAGATCCAATGCGCTTTCTGGCAAAGCGCCGACGCGCAGGAATGGAGTGACGCCGGGAAGCTGCTCGCAGCCTACCTGATGTCCGGACCCCACTCCAACGGACTGGGCTGCTATCGCTGCCCGGATGGCTACATCATGGCCGACCTGGGATGGTCTCCGGAAAGGGTTTCGGAAGGGTTAGGGGAACTGTCTCGAAACGGTTTCGCATACAGTTTCGATGGGGTCGTTTTCCTTCCCGGATTTCTGCGTTGGAACAAGGTCGCCAACGCGAACGTCGCTGCTGCCCGTATGAGCGAGTTCGAAGCCCTCCCTAAAGGCGAGGCGAAGGCCCGAGTTGCGACCGCAATCCTCAAGCATGTCAAGCACTTAACTAACGACCATCGAACGGTTCTGCAAACCGTTTCCCAAACGGTCTCGGAGACGGTTAGGCAAAGGGTTCCCCAAACAGAACCCAACCAAACCCAACCAAGAGAGAACCCAACCAAACCCTCTTGCACTGCGCCGCCGGTGGCGGCTTCGGCTGGTGACCTCCTTCCGGTTGACAAGCCGGTGATCTCTTTCCTGCTGAACGATGGGAGCGAGTTCGGTATCAGTCGCGAACAGGTCCATGAATTCAGAGGGCTGTTCCCTGCAATCGACGTTGCGCAGGAACTCCGGTCGCTGAAGGCCTGGTGCATCGGAAACGCGAAGAACCGCAAGACACGCAGCGGCGCGATGAAATTCGTGACCGGCTGGCTATCGAGGGCTCAGGACCGGGCGCGCCCTGGTGGCAACGGCGCACCCGCATCGGCCTCCGATCCGAACGTACTGCCGAGGCTGACGGCATGAAGCGCGACGACTCGGTTTTCCATGTCGAGCGGCTTGTTCTGCACACGGCCATGAACAGGCCGTCTGCGCTGGCTGAGATGGCCGTCCTCCCGAAGCACTTTGGCAACGAGGTCCACGCGCAGCTGTGGGACATGATCCAGCAGCAAAGCATGGTCAATCGGCCAATCGACCCGGTGACGATGGCCGATGCCGCGGCACGTCTCGGCCATCGCGTCATCGCGGAAACGGCGATGGGGGTCGGTACAGACCGCGAGCTCTACGTCCTGAGCGAGGCTGGCCACCACGCTCGGATCATTGTCGAAGCATGGCGTGACCGCGAGACGCTGGCGATTGGTCTTGATCTGGCGAACGCTGCGCGCCAGCGGGAGGAGGGCGCTGCTGACCGCGCGATGCAGCGGATCATGGATCTGCACGTCGACGACCGCACCTACGAGCACACCGCGCGCACTGCGATGCAGGCGGCGTTGGGCGAGGCGGCGAAGGCTCGTGCAAACGGCGGCAGGCTGCTGGGCGTCCCTACCGGCATCTTTGATCTGGACGACACGCTGGGCGGCCTGCACGACGGGGATCTGATCGTAATTGGCGCGCCGCCGGGTGCAGGCAAGACCGGCCTGCTGCTGGGCGCGACGTCGTCGGGCGCGCGCGTAGGCCCGGTCGGACTCGTCTCGGGTGAGCAGCCGGCGGACCAGGTGGGCCTGCGCTGGCTGGCCACAGGTAGCCAGGTGGCAGTCGGCCGCTTGCGCGCTGGCAAGTTCGGCCAGGACGACATGCACCGCATGGATGAGGCGGCTGAGCAGTTCGGCGCCCTTCCGGTGCACATACTCGATCGCGGCTCGCCGGACATCACCGAGGTGATCCGCGTCGCTCGGCGCTGGAGGGCCCAGTTCGGCATTCGTGCGCTCTACGTCGATTATCTGCAGCGGCTGGAGATGGAGGCGCTGGCCAAGGCGCCGAAGCACGAGCGCATAGGAGCCATAGCCCGCTCGCTTAAAAACTTGGCGCGAGACTTGCGCATCCCCGTGGTCGCGCTCGCGCAGGTTCGTAGGCCTCAGGCGGACAAGGCGGGTGACAACCCGCGTCTCTCAATGCACCACCTTGCAGATAGCTCGGAGATCGAGAAGGAAGCCGACCAGATCATGATGCTGTGGCGCGACCGCACCGACCCCAATGCGGAGCGCTCGCTGGCTGAGATCAACGTTGTGAAGAATCGCCATGGCAACATCGGCACGGTCTACTGCACCTGGCACGGAGGCACCACGTCGTTCCTCAACCGCAGTGCAGCAGATGAGTTCGGGGAGGCAGCGTGATGCCCACCGCAGCCGCCAAGAAGATCCGGGCCAAGCGCGCCGCACGCCCGATCTACATGACGTGCATGCGCCTGATGGACCCGGCGACGGGTGAACTGCACGGCTGCTTCGTGCCGTCGCACCCCATCGATCAGCGCCTGGCTAAGGAGCGGGGCTACAAGGTCGGCCACGAGTACCGGGCCGAGCTGAAGCAATCGCGGAACCGCGCCTTTCACCGGCTGGCGCATGCCCTCGGGCACCTGGTCGTGGACAACGTCGAGGGGTTCGAGAGCCTGAGCGCGCACGACGCGCTCAAGCGCCTGCAGACAGAGTCCGGCGTCTGCTGTGACCCGCTGGAGATTGACCTCGGTCCGCTGGGCAAGGCGACCGTGAATCAGCCCCGCTCCATGGCCTTCGACGAAATGGACGGTGGCGAGTTCGAGGAGTTCTTCCGAGGTATCTGCGACCACATCGACCGGCGCTATCTCCCGGGCATCACCGGCAGCGTGCGCGACGAGTACCTGCTCATGACGGGCGAGACGAGGAGGGCGGCGTAATGGAAACGTACGGCCTACCGCCGGCCGCGAACGCTAGCCGAGAGGCCGCGAAGCCGCCGGGCGATCGCGGGGCTTGCAAATTCGTTAGCCACTTTTTTCGAGCAGTTGTACAGGGCGGTGAGGCGTTCTCTGTCCCGTTCGATCGCCTTGATATGCGAGTCGCCGTCCGGAATGGATGTCAGTCCCTGCAGTGCCTCCAATTTCTCACCAAGCTGTCTGCAAACAATGGCTACGTCGTGGATAACGGTCACGAGCCTGAAGTCAGGCACCTCGGTGAGGCTGGAAGCTTCGAGCGCTTGGGCCATCTTGAGCAGCCGGGGCGACTCGCTTTTCGCGGCTGCCAGGAGATCCATGAATCCTTCCGTTGCAGCCGAAAGGACCCGAGCCGCGGATTGATCGGCAGAGCCGATCAGGCTGACAAACGCATTGCACCGCCGGGCGATCTGCTTCTCATCCTGCGATTTGGCGAGCCAGCTCGCTGCAAGAATTGCAAGCGCCGAGAGCAGGGCCTGTGCCCACGCCGCTGCCGCACTCCAACCGTCGGTGGTTGCGCACGGCCACACGTAAAAGAGGCACTGCTCGATATCGGCCATACGTCCTCCAGCCATCTTTGGAGGGGAGCATGAAGCGCGGCCGCTCAACGGGCAACCCGACGCTGGCGCAGCAGCAGCGCTTTCGACACGATCCGCGAGGTCGGCTGCGTGGTCGCGCGCGCGCTCGGCCTGGGCTGGGTTGCCGCGGAGATCCACCACCTCACCGTCGGCGGCAAGCACGGCGCGCCGCGCCGCGGCCACGACTTCACCGTGGGCCTCAATCCCTGGTCCCACCGCGGCGAACCCTTCGGCGGCATGTCCGCTGAGACCTGCGAGCGCCTGTTCGGGCCGTCATACGCGAAGCAGCCGCGTCGCTTCCGCCAGGAGGTCGGCAACGACGAATACCTGCTGGACCTCCAGAACACCCTGATCGAACAACACCGCAAGCAGCACGAACCGAGGATCGCAGCGTGAACCAGCAGAAATACGAGCAGGCCAAGCTCGCCGGCCGCAGTGCCCGCGAGGCAGGCCGCAGCCGGGATTCCAGGCCCACCTACGCCATCGGGCCTGACGGCTCACCGCTGCGCGAGGCGTGGCTGGAGGGCTGGGACGAGGCCGACGCCGAGCGGAAGCGGCAGGCATGAGCATCCGCTTCGCAGGCAAGGAGTTCGAGAGCTTCGACGCGATGGCGCGTGAGTTCCCGCGCTACGGCTTCCACGGCGCGCGCGAAGCCATCCGCCGCGGCGCCACCACGCCGCACGAGGTCGAGGTCTTCGTCTACGACCGCAGCAAGCCGCGGCCCAAGCCGACGCCCAAGGCCGTGGCCAGCCAGACGATCAAGCACCGGAAGAAGGCAGCATGACGGCGCGCATCACCCTCGGCGCTGATCCGGGCCTGTCGGGCGCCATCGCCGCGCTGATCGACGGCCAGGCCGGCCCGATCCTGGATATGCCGCAAATGACCGTGGGCAACAAGCACGAGGTCGATGCGCGCGCAATCGCCGTGTTCGTGCGCGGGCTCAAGGCGGCGCATCCCGGCGCGGTGGTCGGCGGCTGCGTGGAGCGGGTCCGCGCGATGCCGCCGCGGGAAGGGCGCCGGCCCGGCGCGCAGTCCTCGATGAACTTCGGCGAGAGCTATGCCAAGGTCAAGGCGGTGTTCGAGGTCATGGGCATCCCGTTCTCGCTGGCCGAGCCGGCGAGCTGGAAGCGCCACTTCGGGCTGATCGGCCAGGAGAAGGACGCATCCCGGCAGCTGGCCATCGTCCTGTTCCCCGCCGCGGCCGCAGAGCTGAAGCGCAAGAAGGACGATGGCCGCGCCGAGGCGCTGCTGCTGGCCAGGTGGCACGAGAGCACCCAGCTCGCCCGGGGTGCTGCATGAGCCTGGCCGAGTCCCGACGCAGCGGCAGGCGCTGCAGCACGCTCTCCGATGAAGACCTGCGCACGCTGGACAAGCAGCTCGAGCAGGAGATCCCGGCCGCTCAGGCGCTGCACTCCGCGGTGAAGCGCGAGCGAAAGCGCCGCCGCATGCAGCCGCAGCGAGAGCCCCGGTGACCCCGGCCGACCGCCTCGCCGAGAAGCGGGAGATCGCGCTGCATGCCGCCGCGCGCCGCAAGCACGGGAACTGCTTCCAGTGCCGCTGGCGCGAGACCACCGCCGGCGTCATCCACTGCAAGGGCTGGCCAGAGCGGCAGAAGGGGTTCTGCGCCGAGGACGGCCGGCTCCCCAGATTCACCTACGACGCAACGACGAGAGAGAACCACCAGCATGGCCCGTGACGCGGATCCCGTTATCCAAGACCTGCGGCGGTGGGGCTACGCCCACGCGAACCGCTACGCCTACAGCTACAGCCGCGCCACGCGCGAGCACATCCTAGAGAACGCCGCCTCGCATGCACCCCAGACGGTGGAGCGGGCGCTGATGGAGCTTGCCGCGTCGCGCGGCGGGCAGTCTCGGCGCCGGCTGATGGCCAGCAACCTCAAGGAGACCGGCCTGCGCGCTGTGCCGACTTGGGCGGTAGACCCCATCGGCGGGCGCAACGACGCGGACCGGCCGCGCGACCTGCCGGAGATCGCGGTGGATATGGGCATTCCCGAAGATCTGAGGTGGATTGATCGAGCCTTGGCGTCGATTTCGAAGCAATATCCGATCAGAGCTTTGGTGCTCAGGACCGAGTTCACCGTGGCCGCCAGTCAAGGTGTGAAAGCCAGGATGGTCGCGGAGCAGTACGGTGGAAAACTGACTTTACGCCAGTATCGTTATGAGCTATCACGAGCGCTCGATTGGATCGAAGGCCGCATGGCGGCATAGGAGAAGGAAGTGAAACAGGAGCACGTCAGTGGCTGGAAATCGCTCTGCAAGGCACGGAGTTTGCTGCTTAGCGCCATGGGAGAGGATCCAATTTCTGCGGTCAAACAGGCGAACGTTCCGGTCAACTCGGGGCTTACCCAGCTAGAGGGAAGGGCAACGCTCAACCGCCACTCAGTTCAGTTGGTTGGATACCTGAGGACGATCGTGCCTGATTTCGGTGGAGATCCCGCGCCGGACCCCTCGCTGGTTGCGTCCACAATTGGGGGCTCACCATTGACGTTCTCGAAGTACGTCAAGGCTATTGACGAGTTGGCGAACGAACTGGCGACCTATTGACAGTGCCGTAAAGGATCTGCAAGATTTCGGCATCGTCAAGAATTCCCCCTGAAACCCGGCCACCAGCCGGGTTTTTTGCGTCTGGGGGAAGCAAATACCGACCGTCGCCGCCGTGCAGGACCCCGCAGAGAAGCGGGGTGTGCGCGCCGGGAACCGCGCACGGGTCCGCTTCGGCGGGTTACCCGATCCGGCGGCGCCGGTTGGTGCCATAGGAAGAGCCGGTGCGCCCTGAAGGCGCACCGGGTGAGGTCAACGGATCAGGAGGAGGAGCACCGCAAGCAGTGGCTTGACGATACCCTTCAGGTCCACTTTGACCCGGATCTGGAGATCGATCATTGTCGATTACTCGGCAGTGACGCCCCAGGCCGGCCCAGAGCATCGTTGCGGATGTCTGGCGTTGTTTATCGTCGCGTTGCTACGACGTCGCCTCACTGCATGCATTCAGATCCGCGAGTTCGGGATCCACTACGCGGGTGCCCCTGGATCCTGGCTGCCCATCATCCGATGGGGGACAGGTTGTCCACGGACCGTTTCATGAGACCCCATTGAGCAGCCGCTAAGCCACCCTCGGGCGCCCCGCTAAGGGCCCCTAAACCCCTCGTCGCGAGGGGCTTGATGGGACGATACCCCTGGGCAAAGCGGTTTGCACGCCTCCTGTCACCCCCTCGTCAGGGGAAACCAGCTGTCCCGCTCTCTCCGGGCGGCTGGGAACTATCTATGCCCGCATCGCACACCGGACCAAGCAGCCCAGCCTGCCGGATCGCTGATCGGGCACCCATCGGAGCGCCGCTGTGCCGATCAGAGCCCGCAACCTGCTGAGGCCGGATGCGGCCTGCGCGTCGGCTGATGTGCTGACGCCGGTCGAGCGGCATGTCGCGCGCGCGCAGCGCCGGTCGCCGCGCCAGCTCGCACCGGCGCCTGCCGCCGGCATGCCGCGCGCCTCCCGCCTGTGCTGGGGAGACATCCCCGCCATCCGGCAGGTGCTGCTGGCGTTGCTGTAGCCATTCCGCAGCCTGCGCGCCCACGGAAGCGCGACTCGCAACCTCACAACAGGCGCTGCCGGCTACGGCGGGGCGCGCATCTGGATCTCGCATGAGCATCGATCAGGCCAAGGCCATCAATCGGACGGCGATCACGCCGGCGCTGCAGCTGCTGCCGGCGCGCATGGACACGCCACAGGCCCGCGTAGAGCTGCTGGCCATCAGCGGTCAGGAGGCGGACTTCCGCCACCGCTGGCAGGTCATCGATCCCGCGCGGCCTGAGGTGCGCGGCCCGGCGCGCGGCCTGTGGGAGTTCGAGCGCGGCGGTGGCGTACGTGGCGTGCTGGGACACCCGCAGAGCGCCCTGGCTGCCAAGACCCTGTGTCGGGCGCGGGGTGTCGCGGTAGACGAGAGCGCAGTGTACGAGGCCTTGGCCGGTGATGACGTGCTGGCGGCAGGCTTCGCGCGCCTGCTGCTCTGGACTGACCCGTCGGCCCTGCCGGCCGTGGGCGACGTCGACGGCGCCTGGCAGTTGTACCTGCGCGTCTGGCGGCCCGGCGCGTACACGCGGGGTACGCCGGCACAGCGGGGTAGGCTCCGCGGCAAGTGGGCTGGGTACTACGCGACCGCGCGCGAAGCGCTGGCGAAGGAAGGCTGAGATGCCACGTCGGAAAGATGCCATCGCCGGCCTCGAGAGCGTCATCCGCCTCGCCGAGACGCCCGGGGCCAGGCCTTCGCCCAAGCTGCTGGAGGCCATCGGCAACAAGGTCCGCGACTCGATCGAGCTCCTCAAGGAGCCTGACCCGGAGAAACAGCGGGTGGGCTTCATCCTCCTGGCCATCAAGCAGAGCACCGATGTGCGGAAGTTCCTGCGTAACGGCAAGGAAGTGCGCCGGGTTTATGTGACGGACCTGGATCTCTACACCTCGGGCATGGACCAGCTCCACAACCTGGCGCTGGACTCGTGAGCTGGGCTGGCCGTAACGCCGGCGCTGGCCGCATCGGTATCGCGGTGCTGATCCTTTTCCTCTACGGCATGGCGATGGCTGCGCTAACCGGCGTGACCATCCCCGAGAACAATCGCGACGCCTTCTCGCTGCTGCTGGGCGGCCTGAACACCGCGCTCGGCGGCGTGGTCGGGTACTTCTTCAACATCACGAGCCGCCGGTCGGACACTCAGCCATGAATCGCATTCTGATCGCCCTCGTCGTCGCGCTGGCGTGGTCGGCAGCCATGTTCGGCGGGGGCTGGGCATGGCGCGGCGATCGCGCCGAGGGCACCCAGGCGACCCAGCGGGCCGGCGCGACCACCGCGGCGCTGCAGCAGTCCAACCAGGTGCGAGCGACCGAGCACCAGCAGGCGGCCACCATGGCCCAGATCGGAGAGAAGCATGAACAGGATCGCCGCGAAGCTGAGGCTGTTCCGGACGCCGTTGTGGCTGATCTTCGCGCTGGCAAGCTCCAGCTGCGCGACGACCTCGCTGCCTGCCACACCGCCCGCCTGTCCGGTGCCGTCGCCGGCACCCTCGAACGTGATGAGGGCGCCCAGCTCCGAGAGCAGATTGCGGGCGATCTTGTTCGAGTCGGGCGCGACGCCGACGACCAGCTCCGGGCAGCCCAAGACGTCATCCGGGCCGACCGGGCCGCGGTGAGCCCGTAGAGCCGCTGCGACCGCAGACAGGGCAGGCAGCCCGAGCCCGCACCTTGGCGGCGATGTAGTCCCGCAGGGCGGGGTAGGCGGTCAGGATCAGCTCGCGGGCGATCCGGAGCCAGAACAGCAGGTCTTTGTGGTGCATCAGGGCGGTACTCCAGTTGGTGGGTAGCCCAAGCCTGGCGGGTCCAGTCCTTGAATCAATGGACTTCCAGCGGCTCGGTGGAGTCACTACAGACCCTCCAACATTTTTTTCCCAGCCTTGGGATTCCCGCCCTCTTCAGCCGGCCCGTCCCGGGCGCCAGACCATGTCCAAGCTCACCCCCAAGCAGCAGCGGTTCGTCACCGAGTACCAGAAGGACAGCAACGGCAGGCAGGCTGCGATCCGCGCCGGCTACGCCCCAGGGTCCGCCGAGGTCCAGGCCAGCCGATTGCTAAGGAATGCTCATGTGCGTTCCGAGGTTAACAAGGGGCAGGCGCGCGCGGCCAAGCGAGCCGAGATGACGCTCGATGGGCACCTGGCGGATCTGCGAAAGCTGCGCGACGCGGCCACCAAGAAGGGCCAGTTCAGCGCGGCGATCGCGGCCGAGGTGGCACGCGGCAAGGCCTCCGGCATCCACGTGGAGCACCACAGGCACACCGGCGCGATCGGCACCTACGACCTGAGCAAGCTCTCCGACGATGAACTCGACCGCCTTGAAACGATCCTCGGTCCGCTTGCCGACGCTGGCGGAGATCCGGGCGGAGCGGGCGAGGCGGGCGACTGAGCGGGAGCGGCAGCGGATCGCCCAGGATGTCGAGGGCATCAGGGCGCGGTCCCAGACGCTCGAGGGATTCATCAAGGAGCACTGGTCGATCCTGGAGCCGGCGCGGCCGCTGAAGTTCGGCTGGGCGCTCCGGGCGATGTGCCGGCACCTGGAGGCGGTCACCGAGGGCAGGATCCAGTTCCTGCTGATGACCGTGCCCCCGGGCATGATGAAGTCGCTCCTGATGGTCTTCTGGACCGCCTGGGAGTGGGGCCCGGTCGGCAGGCCTGACCTGCAGATGCTGGCCACGTCGTACAGCCAGCCGAACGTGCTGCGCGACAACCTGAAGCTGCGGCGCCTCATCGAGAGCGACCAGTACCAGGCAGCGTGGCCGCTGAAGCTGCGCGGCGACCAGAACGCTAAGGGCAAGTTCGAGAACACCGGCAACGGCTTCAGCGAGGCCCGGCCCTTCAGCTCGATGACGGGTGGCCGCGGCGACCGGGTGAAGGTCGACGACCCGCACAGCACCGAGACCGCCGAGAGCGACGCCGAACGCAAGACGGCGGTGCGCATCTTCCGGGAGGGGATCACCGACCGCCTCAACGACATCACCTCGTCGGCCATGGTCATCATCATGCAGCGCCTGCACCAGCAGGACGTCGCTGCAGTGGCCCTCGAGCTGGACCTGGGCTTCGTCCACCTCAACCTCCCGATGGAGTTCGAGGAGGAACGGGTCGACAAGGACGGGAAGCGGACCGGCGGCCCATGCCGCACCTACGTGGACGGGGAGCTGTTCTTCGAGGACCCCCGCACGCAGGACGGGGAGCTGCTGTTCCCGGAGCGCTTCCCCCGCCTCGAGGTGGACCGGCTGAAGCGCGCCAAGGGCACCTACGCCTACGCAGGCCAGTACCAGCAGCGGCCCACGCCACGCGACGGCGGCACGTTCAAGCGGGAGTGGTTCGAGGTGGTGGAAGCCGCCCCGGCCATCTCCAGCGCCCGCAAGGTCCGGCGGTGGGACTTCGCCGCCACGGACCCGAAGGAGAAGACCAGCAGCGACCCCGACTACACCGTGGGCCTGCTGCTGGGCGAGACAGGCGGCATCTACTACGTGCTGGACGTGGTCCGTGACCAGGTGTCGCCGGCGGGCGTGGAGAAGATGCTGGTGAACACGGCCAAGCAGGACGGGCGCTCCGTGAAGGTGCGCCTGCCGCAGGACCCTGGCGCCGCTGGCAAGTCCAACGCCGCGCACCAGATCAAGCTGCTGGCCGGCTGGGACGTCAAGGCCGCGGTGGAGTCCGGATCGAAGGAGGTCCGCGCGACGCCGGTCGAGGCGCAGGCCGAAGCCGGGAACATCAAGCTGGTCGCCGGCCCGTGGGTCGCCGCCTTCCTCGATGAGATCGCCGAGTTCCCCAACGCCAAGCACGACGACCAGGTCGATGCGCTGTCCGGCGCATTCGCTGAGCTGGTCACCGGCAGCACCTACAACCTCGGGAATGCACTCTGATGGCCAACCGCCTCACGACAATTCGGGACGGGCTGGCGAACTTCATCGCGAACCTGGGAACCGGCCGCGACAAGGCGGCCCACACCCACTATTTCCTGGATCGCCTGTCCGACCAGGAAGCCTGCAGCGTCTACGAAGGCACGTGGCTGGCCCGCAAGATCATCGACATCCCGGCTCTGGACGCCTGCCGCAACTGGCGCAGCTGGAACGCCGAGCAGGCCGAGATCAGCAAGCTGGAGGCCGAGGAGAAGCGGCTTGGCGTGCAGCTGAAGGTGCTGGACGCGAAGATCAAGGCCCGGCTGTTCGGCGGCGCGGCCATCTACATCGGCACCGGTCAGGACTGGGCCAAGCCGCTGGATCCAAAGTCGATACAGCAGGGCGGCATCAAGCACCTCAACGTCATCCTGAAGCGAGTGCTTGCCGAGGGCGAGATCGACAACGATCCGGAGTCGCCGGCCTACGGTCTGCCCGCCTACTACACAATGACGAGCAGCAGCGGGGAGCAGGTCCGAGTCGACCGATCCCGTCTCGTGATCTTCCATGGTGCGGCAAAGCCTGACCCGCAGCTCACCACCGGAAGCTGCTGGGGCGAGTCGGTCCTGACTTCGATGGTGCAGACGATCAAGCAGGCCGACAGCACGGCAGCCAACCTCGCATCCATGGTGTTCGAGGCCAACGTCGACGTGATCCGCGTGCCGAACCTGATGGGGATGCTGTCGGATCCCGCCACCGAGAAGCAGCTGCAGGATCGCTTCCAACTGGCTGCGATGCTCAAGGGTGTCAACGGCATGTTCCTGCTTGATTCGGAGGAGGATTACGAGCGCAAGGAGATCGCTTTCACCGGCCTCCCCGACGTGCTCACGTCCTTCCTGCAGCTCTGCAGCGGGGCCTCCGACATCCCGCTGACCCGCCTGTTCGGCCAGTCGCCGGCGGGCCTCAATAGCACGGGCGAGGGCGACATCCGGAACTACTACGACCGGATCCGCTCTGGCCAGGAGCTGGAGCTGCAGCCGGCCATGTCGGTGCTGGACGAGTGCCTGATCCGTTCCGCCCTGGGCAGCCGTCCGCCGGAGCTCTGGTACAGCTGGCGCAGCCTCTGGCAGACCAGCGACACCGAGCGCGCCACGATCGGCAAGACGACCGCGGACACGATCAAGACGCTGGCCGACACCGGCCTGATCCCGGACGACGTTCTCGGCAAGGTCGCTGTGAACATGCTCACCGAGGCTGGCGTAGCGCCGGGGCTCGAATCGGAGATGCAGCAGTTCGAGGTGGCGAACCCCGAGTGGCGCGAGCAGCAGGCAGAGGAAGAAGCGGCGGCGCTGGCCCGGTCCGCTGCCCAGCAGCAGGGCAACCCGCTGCAGGACGCCACGCCTCGGCCGCTGTATGTCCGCCGCGACGTGCTCAACGGCGCCGAGATCCTGGCCTGGGCAAAGGAGCAGGGCTTCGAGACCACGCTGCCGGCCGATGACCTGCACGTGACCATCGCCTATAGCCGGGATCCGGTGGACTGGATGAAGGCGGGCAGCGACTGGGCCTCGGGCGAGGACGGCCGCACCACGATCAAGCCCGGTGGCGCGCGGCTGGTGGAGAAGTTCGGCGGCGGCGCGGTGGTGCTGCTGTTCAACAGCTCCGAGCTGTCCTGGCGGCACGAGACCATCAAGGAAGCCGGCGCGTCCTGGGATTGGCCGGAGTACCAGCCCCACATCACGATCACCTATCAGCCCGGCAGCCTGGACCTGGAGAAGGTCGAGCCGTATCGCGGCGCGATCGAGCTGGGCCCGGAGATCTTTGAGCCGCTGGACGAGAGCTGGCAGAACAAGCTCACCGAGGAGTAAACCCCGATGCACATCACCGACTGCCTGACGCTCGACGCGTCCGGGCTGGCATTCACGCGCGACGGATTCCTGATCGGCGACGCCAAGGTGAGCCGGGCCGGCAACGTCCAGCAGTACCTCGGTCGCGAGCTGGGGCTGACCGGTGACGACGCGAGCCGCGTGTTCGGCGTCTACCGCGACCCGGCCACGGTGTTCGATGAGGACAGCATGCGCTCGCTGGTGGGCCGCCCGGTCACCCGTGGCCATCCGCCGAACGGCGTCACCGCGGACAACTGGAAGGAGCTGACGGTCGGCCAAGTCGGCGGCCGGGTCGTCCGCGATGGCGAGCACGTCGTGGCGCCCATGGCGATCATGGATGCGGCCGCGGCCAAAGAGGTCCATGGCGGCGCGCGCGCACTGAGCGCTGGCTACACCTGCCAGATCGTCGAGGACGCCGGCACCGCGCCGGACGGCACCGAGTACCAGTTCCGCCAGGCCGGGCCGCTGCGGTTCAACCACGTGGCCTACCTGCCGGACAACAACCCCCGGGCGGGCAACACCCGCATCGGCGATGCCTGGGCCACGCCCACGGCTGACCAAGCAAGCACCGGGGGTGGCCGCGCCCCCGGTGGGAAGGATCGCGGCGACAACAACCCACCCAAGAGGAACACACCCATGAGTGACACCAAGACCGTCTTGGTCGATGGGCTGTCCGTCGTCACGACCGACGCCGGCGCCCAGGCCATCGAGAAGCTGCAGAAGCAGATCGCCGATGGCGCGACCGCCCACGCGACCGCGCTGGCGGCCAAGGACGCCGAGATCGCCAAGCGCGACGCCGAGATCGACAAGCTGAAGGGCCAGGTGCTCTCCGATGCCGAGATCGACAAGCGCGCCGCGGCCCGCGCCGACCTGGTCACCAAGGCCAAGTCGCTGCACGACGCCGACTACACCGGCAAGTCCGACCTGGAGATCCGCAAGGCAGTCCTGGTCGCCAAGCTCGGCGACGCCGCCATCGCCGGCAAGTCCGAGGCTTACATCGACGCGCGCTTCGATGCGCTGCTGGACGCGATTCCTCCGCGGCGTGACCAGGTGGTGGCCGCGCTCGACGCCGCGCGCAGCCGTCAGACCCCGGTCCAGGACAACGGCTACAGCGCCTGGGTGGCCGGCCTGGACTACCGCACCCGCAACCAGAAGGAGGGCTGATCCATGGCACTGCAGACCAACTACCCGGACACCCAGCCCGCCGCCATCGTCGGCATGCAGGCGACGATGCTCCCGGCCACCATCATCTCGCGCAACGTCGAGGACGCTGGCGGCATCGCCTTCGGCAAGCCCGTCTTCCAGGGCACGACCGACAAGGGCATCACCGCCACCAGCAACGCCAAGTTCGTCGGCATCACGCTTCTGGACCGCTCCGCCACCGGCGTGACCGGTAACCCCGACGCCTTCCCGCAGCGCGCCTCGGCCCGCGTCATCACCAAGGGCGACATCTGGGTAGTGGCGTCCGTCGCCGTCGCCGCGGGCGATCCGGTCTACCTGACCTCGGCGGGCGCCTTCACCAACGTCGCCACCAACAACACCGCCATCACCGGCGCCCGCTGGGACACCAGCACCACCGCGGCCGGCCAGCTGGCCGTCGTCCGTCTCGGCTAAGGAGCCAACTCCATGCAAGCAATTCCCCTGATCGACGCTCAGGTCGCCCTGGGCTTCGTGGTGGCGCAGACCTCGATCATCGAGCCTGGCGTCTACCGCACGGTCTACCCGGACATCCAGTACCGCGACCTGATCCCGGTGGACACCAGCGGCAGCGAGTTCGCCACCTCGGTGACCTACTACTCGCAGGACCAGTACGGCAAGGCCGACTGGATCAACGGCAATGCCGACGACATCCCCAAGGCCGGTACCACCCGCTCGCAGTTCCAGACCGGCGTGCACACCGCCGGCATCGGCTACGGCTACGGCTGGGAGGAGATCGGCCGCGCGCAGCTGCTGGGCGTCAACCTGTCCAGCGAGGATGCCGCGGCCGCCCGCCGCGCATCCGAGGAGATGGTGGACCGCGTGGCCCTGCTGGGTGACGCCACGAAGGGTTTCACCGGCCTGTTCAACGCCGCCGGCGTCACCCCAGTGGCCGCGCCGACGGGCAACTGGGGCACCCTGCTGGCGGCTGGCAGCGCCACCCCGGACCAGATCGTCGCCGACATGAACGCGGCGCTGATGAACGTCTTCAACGGCACCAACACGACCGCCATCGCGGACCGCCTGCTGCTGCCGTGGTCGAAGTTCATGCTCATCTCGACCAAGAAGATGAGCGACTACAGCGACCTGACGATCCTGCAGTACTTCCTGGCCAACAACGTCTACACCGCGACCACCGGTCAGCCGCTGATGGTGCGGGGCCTGCGCGGCCTGGACAACGCTGGCGCCGGCGGTGTTGCGCGCCTGGTGGCCTACCGCTACGACGCCAACGTGCTGAAGCTGCACATGCCGATGCCCCACCGCTTCCTGCCGGTGTACCAGTCCGGTCCGCTGCGCTGGGACGTGCCGGGCGTGATGCGCCTGGGCGGCCTGGACGTCCGCCTGCCGAAGCAGGTCGTCTACGTCGACGGCATCTGACCACCACGGCCCCGGGCTTCGGCTCGGGGCCCACAGGAGCTTCTGATGGAAATCACCAACAGCCACACCGGCCCGCTGGGCCTCCCCGACGGCACCATCCTCGCCCCGGGCATCCCGACCAAGCTCGAGAACTGGGACGAGCTGAAGAAGAACGCGGTCGTGCAGGCCTGGCTCGAAGCCAAGGTGCTGAACGAATCGAAAGACGGCACCTACGCGCCGGCGCTCATCGGCACCGACATTTTCCCGTCCGAGATCGAGATCTCCGAGGGTAAGACGGTCGCACTGGGCGACGTCGTGGCGCAGTCGCACGCCGACTCGGGCCTGTCCCTCGAAGACTGGAACTCGCTGCCGATCGCGGAGCGCGACGCCAAGATCGGCGCCACGGTCGACCAGCTGAAGGCCGACGCTGCTGCGGAAGCCGCCCAGAAGGCCAAGGCCGCCGAGCAGGCCGACCAGGACCGCGCCGCGCTGTACGCCAAGCTCGACGCGCTGGGCGTGACCTACGACAAGCGCACCGGCACCGCCAAGCTGCAGGCGGCGCTGGAAGAGGCCGAGAAGGCCAAGGCCGCCAAGAACGAGGGTTAACCCATGTACGGCACGCTCCAGGGCGCAGACGCCTATCACCTGGCCCGGGGCAACGCCGCATGGGCGGCGGGCGCGGAGGCCGCACGGACCGCGGCCCTCGTGCGCGCCACCGATTACATCGACGGCCGCTACCGCTATCAGCTGCCCTCGGGCATCTGGCAGTCCATGTTCACCGGGGTCCGCACCGATGGGCGCGCGCAGCCGAACGAATGGCCGCGCACCGGCGCGGTGGACTACGACGGCAACGCGCTCCCGTCCGACGAGGTGCCGGCGGAGGTCGTCAATGCCACCTACGAGGCCGCGCTGCGCGAGCTCATCGCGCCCGGCAGCCTGTCCCCCGACTTCGTCTCGTCCGAGCAGGTCACGCGAGAGAAGGTCGGCCCGATCGAGGTCAGCTACGGCAGCAGCACCGCCGAGGGCGCCACACCGAACCGGCCGGTGATCCCGGCCATCGACGAGATCCTGGCGCCGCTGCTGAGGCGGCCGGCGTCCCTGCCTGCGGTGATGGTGGTATGAGCGACCTGAGCAAGAAGCCCGCCCCGAACAACGCACCGACCTACATGTGCCTGTATCCGGGCCTCGCGGCTATCGCGCGAGCCAACGGGTACGCACTGGCGGTGCATGGTTCGCTAGCGCGCGACATGGACCTCATTGCCGTTCCGTGGACTGAATCGGCCACCGCTCCAGAGGACGTGGTTGCTGCCATCGAGCATCAGTTCGACATCAAGCGGAGTGGACCGCTGACGCCAATGCGGCACGGGCGAATGGTGCAGACCATCGTCGTGCAGTTCGGCGAGTGCTTCATCGATCTGAGCTTCATGCCGAGGGTACCGCCGACGTGAGCGCCTTCTACGACCGCATGCAGGCCACGGCCACGCGCCTGATCGGGCGCTACGGCTACGCCGCGCAGCTCAAGCGCGCGGGCGCGGCGACCGGCCCCGCGTACGACCCGCAGCCGGCGCAGCCCACGCTGCACAGCTGCACGGTGGTGGAGACCGAGTACAGCCTCACCAACCGCGACGCGACGCTGGTCCAAAAGGGCGACAAGCTCGGGCTGATCAGCACCGCCATCGATACCGCGCCGCTGCTGAGCGATCAGCTGGTGTTGGCCGATGGCACCTACAACTTCGTGGACCTGCAGCCGCTCTCGCCGGGTGGGCAGGTCCTGCTGTACGAGTTCCACTGCCGCAAGTAAGGACGTCCCGTGCCCGCGACCAGCGCCCGTCAACTCGACCAGCTGGCGAAGAAGCTGGAGCCGCCCATCGCAAAGGCGTTCCTGCGCGCCATCTCCGCCGTCACCAGCAAGGCGGGCGTCACGCTCATCGCGCAGCTGCTGCAGGCCGGCCGCGTCGACGAGGTCATGCATGTCCTGGGTCTGGACGAGGCGCAGTTCACTGAGCTGGGCGAAGCGCTGCGCGACGCCTACAAAGCCGGCGGCCAGCAGGCGACGACCGAGATGCCGAAGATCCGGCTCTCGCTCGACCCCGGCATCACAGGCAGCTACCAGCCACGGTCGCAGTCGCCTGTGCTGACGATCCGGTTCGACCTCCGGAACCCCGTGGCTGAGCAGTGGGTGCGGGAGGCCAGCTCGAAGCTGATCACCGAGATCCTGGACAGCCAGCGCGAGGCGATCAGAAACACCCTGGCGCAGGGCATCGCCGCCGGCCGCAACCCGCGCCAGACCGCGCTGGACATCGTCGGGCGCACCGCCGAGACCGGCCGGCGCTCCGGCGGCATCGTCGGGCTGACCTCCCAGCAGGCCGGGTTCGTGTCCAACGTCAGGGCCGAGTTGGCCAGTGGCGACCCGAAGCTGATGGAGCACTACTTCACGCGCGGCCGGCGTGATCGGAGGCTGGACGGCATCGTTCGGCGCGCCATCGCGGCTGGGAAGCCGGTCGGCCGGGCGGACATCGACAAGATCGCCGGGCGCTATGCCGACAGGCTGCTGCAGCTGCGCGGCGAGATGATCGCGCGCACCGAGTCGATCGCCAGCATGGCCGCCGGCCGGGAGGAGGGCTACCGGCAGCAGATCGCCGCCGGCAACCTCGATCCGGAGAACGTCACCGGCACCTGGGACACGGCCGGCGATAACCACGTCCGGCATTCGCACGCGGCGATGAATGGCCAGCAGCGCAAGTTCGGTCAGCCGTTCCAGTCGCCCAGCGGCGCGCTGATGCTCTACCCGGGCGACACGTCGCTCGGCGCCGGCCCGGAGGAGATCATCGGCTGCCGGTGCCACAAGCAGTACCGCATCAACATGGCAGCGGAGGCGCTACGTGGCCAGCAAGTTCGGTGACCAGGTCAAGGCACTGACCGAGAAGTACAAGCTGCGGCAGGAGGTCGTGTTCCGCGAGTCCGCGCAGCAGGTGCTGGCCAAGGCCAACACGGCGGAGGGGCAGGGCGGCAGGCTGCCGGTCAAGACCGGCTTCCTGCGCGGCTCGGTGGCGGCATCGAAGGAGGGCATGCCGGCCGGTGCCAACGACCCGGCGCTGGTGTTTTCGACGCTCAAGATCGGCGAGCAGGTCTACGCCGGCTGGACGGCCGTCTATGCGATGCGCATGGAGTGCGGCTTCCAGGGAACCGACAGCCTGGGCCGCACCTACGACCAGGCCGGAAAGGGCTTCCTGCGCGCCGCCGTGCAGAACTGGGACTTCATCGTCGCCGAGGCGGTGACCCAGGCGAAAAAGGACATCCCGTGACCGACACTGAGATCTATCGCGCCTGCGCCACGCTGGTGGCGACCTTCGCTGCGGCCAAGAGCCTGCGCTGCGCCTACCCGGACGTGGCGTTCGACCCGGGGCAGGACGTGGCCTGGCTGGACCTCCAGTGGTTCCCAAACGAGACCCAGAACTACGGGATGGACGACGACGGCCCGTCGCTGCTGCAGGGCTTCGCGCAGCTGTCGCTGTGCCGCCGGCCCGGCGCCGGCATCCCGGTGGCCTCGGCGATCACGGATCAAATCATCGCCGCCTTCGGCAAGGGCACGGCCTTCGCCGGCGCGCGCGTCTACCGGAAGCCCTGGGTCAACAACATCATCCAGGACCCGGAGCGGACCATGCTTCCGGTCACCATCATGTGGCGCGGCTTCGATAGCTGAGCGCGCCTGCAGTGCAACCCCAGACCCCGCCTCGTGGCGGGTTTTTTATTGCCCATAGCGAGGACCCTGAAATGCCCGAGGCACAAACCAATAGCGGCTCGAAGCTCTACATCTGCGCGACGCCGCAGAACGCCGACCTGACCCAGACCGCCTTCGCCGCCCTGACCTGGGTACAGGTCAAGAAAGTCGGCAGCGTCGGCGAGCGCGGCACCAGCACCAACTCCGTCTCATACGACACCTGGGACACCCTGGTCTCTCTGAAGGGCAAGGGCATCACCAACGCCGGCGATCCGGTGGTGGAGCTGGCCGAGGACCTGACGGACCCGGGCCAGATCGCGCTGCGCGCGGCGGGCGCGCCGAACGTGCCCGATGCCTACGCCTTCAAGGTCGAGCGTCCCGACGGCTCGCTCGAGTACCTGCGCGGCATCGTCATGGGTCCGGTCTTCCCCGGCGGCCGCAACGAGGACTTCGTGCTCAACAACTTCACCCTGGGCCTGAACCAGGTGCCGCTTCGCGTCGCCGCGCCGTAACCGCGTAATCCAAGGGATAGGGCGCGCGCCTGACAAGCCGGACCTGATCCGAACGGCTTCCCTTGGACCTCTCTCCCGGATCGCACCACAAGGATCACGACATGAGCAGCATCTTCGACGTCACTCCCCAGAACCAGACGCTGGACGTCATCGACATCACCACCGGGAAGCCGGTCGGCTGGACGATCGAGATTCGTCCCGAGGCGTCCGAACAGGTCCAGGCCGCCGAGGCCAAGGCCCGCAGCGACGCCCGCGCCAACGCGCGCCGGGGTGCGTCGCTGGAGAGCCTCGACAAGGCCGACGAGGAGATCTTCGTGGCCTACATCGCGGGCTGGAAATGGGGCGACGCCCCGTCCTTCAACGGTCGCCCGCTGACCCACGTGGAGTTCTCCGAGGAGAACGTGCGCCGGCTCTACTCGGGCAAGAGCCTGGCGTGGGTGAAGCGGCAGATCGAGCGCGCCATCGCGGACGAAGCGGCCTTTTTTCGCTGATCTGACGACGCGCATCAGCGATGCGGTCTACCTGACCGTCCGGTACGACATGTCTGACGGATCTGGGGAGACACGCAGGGTGCGCAACGAACGGTTCGGCCTGTCGTCGCCGACCATCGTCGTCCCGGTCGAGGGCGGCCACCTCTGGCGGTGGTTCTGGGACCTGTCAGCCCGGAGGCGATCCGGGCCCGAGGCGCTGAGCTACGCGGAGATCTCCGCGTGGCGCGCTTTCGGCAACAAGCGCATCGAGCCGGAAGAGGTGGAGACGCTCGTCGCCATGGACGACGCGTACCTCCGGGCCGTCCGCGAGGAACAGGCCGCCGCGCGCGAGCGCGCCAACGAGAAGAAACCAGGGGCGAACCATGAGTGGCGGTGATATCGCACAGCTCGGCTACCACGTCGATTCCAGCGGACTGGTCGAGGGCGCCCGCGCCCTGGACGAGACAGCGGCAGCGGCGGAGAAGGCTGGCGCGGCAGCCGATGACCTGGGCAGCGGCTTCAAGAAGCTGTCCCAGGACGCGCAGCTGGTCCAGCGCCAGAGCGCGGCCATGCGCGAGTCCACGACGCAGCTGCGCGCTGCGCAGATCGCCGCGGCGGCGGCCAGCGAGCAGCAGGCGATCGATCTGCAGAAGCTGCTGGGCCAGATCGACCCGACGATCGCGGCGTTCGACCGGCTGGACCGCCAGCTCGACGAGCTGAGCAAGGCGCGCCGGCTCGGGCTGATCGACTCCGGCGACTTCGCGCACTATCAGGCCATGATCGAGTCCACGCGGACCTCGATCGGCCGGTTCGGCCAGACCGCTGGCCAGACCGCGCAAGCCATGCGCATGCTGCCGGCCCAGATCACGGACATCACCACCGGTCTGCTGGCCGGCCAGTCCATCTGGATGGTGGCCATCCAGCAGGGCGGCCAGCTGAAGGACCAGTTCGGCGGGGTTGGCGCGGCCGCAAAGGCGGTCGGCGGGTACGTCCTTGGGCTGGTGAACCCCTTCACGGTCACCGCCGCCGCGATCGCCGGGTTGGCCTACGCCGCCTACGATTCGGCCAAGTCCCTGGAGGAGCTGGGCATCGCGTCGGCCAAGGGCAATGGCATCGCCGGCACGGCTGAGCAGCTGAGTTCCCTGGCGGATTCGCTGAATGGTCTGAAGGGCGTTGACCTGGGGAACGCAGAGCGCGCTGTCGCGCGGTTGGCTTCGGGCGGCCGCCTGGCCGGCGAGAACTTCACGCTCGCCGCGGAGGCCAGCGCCCGCTGGGCGTCGGTCACCGGGGAGAGCGCTGACGATGTCGCCAGCCGGTTCGAGGCAATCGCCCGCGGCCCGCTCCAGGCGATCGAGTCCGGCCAGGTGCGCGTGACGCAGGCGCAGTACGACCACGTCCGCGCGCTGGTGAGCACTGGCGACCAGCAGGGGGCGGTCAACGAACTGACCCGGATCTTCTACAGCACGATCAACCAGAACAGCGACGCCGCCGAAGCGCACCTCACCGGCATGACGCGCCTGCTCCATGGCATGCGCGATGAGTTCTCCGAGCTGACGCGCGGGGTGGGCAGCTTCTTCAACGGCATCGCGCAGGGCGTGGTCAACGCGACCGAGAAGGCACGGAAGATCCGGGACCAGGGTGGCGGCTTCTTCGCCAGCCGCGCGGCGCTGTTCGACTGGTCCTCGCCGCCGGGTGCGTCGGGCAGCTGGGCTGCCAGCGATCTTTACGATCCGGAAAAGGACAAGGCACAGAAGGCGCGCAACGAGGCGCTGGCCCAGTGGAACGCGACCGCGGACAAGGCCGCGCAGCGCCAGGTCCAGCTGAACCGGCTCCAGCAGCAGGGCGTCGACCTTGGCCAGAAGCAGGCCGACATCGACCGGGTCAAGGCGCAGCAGCTGGCGGAGTGGGCCGAGCAAGACCGGAAAGCCGAGGCCAGGGCGGCGCGGGCGGCCGCGCCCAAGCAGAACACCGACGACAACTCGGCCCAGACCTTCATCGCCAGCGTGCAGCGGCAGATCACCGCCAACGAGCAGCTCGCGGCGAGCGGCGACAAGGTCTCGGCCAGCGACCGGCTGGTGATCCAGGCAAAGCAGCTGCTGGCGGACAAGACCAACACGATGACCGCGGCGACGCGGAAGCTGCTCGAGGCGCTGATCCCGACGCTGCAGACCACCGACGCGCAGGCCCAGGCCGAGGTGCAGCGCCAGCGCGGGCTGCAGGCCACCGCTCAACTGACCGAGCGCCTGGCCCAGTTGGAGAAGCAGCGGCAGGAGCAGGCCGACATCGACCTGATGGGCATCAGCCGCGGCGCCGACGCGACCCAGATGCTGCAGCGGCAGCTGGAGATCCAGCGGCAGTACCTGCAGGAGCGGGAGAAGCTGGATAAGGGGCAGCGTGACAAGGACACCGCGCTCAGCCAGGCCGATTATCAGAACCAGCAGGCGATGCTGGAGGCGAGCCTACAGGCGTCCCTGGCGACGGAGGCCGGATATCAGCAGCGACGAATGGCCCTGCTTGGCGATTGGAGGACCGGGTTCACGCGCGTCTGGGAGGACTACGTCTTCGCCGCGCGAGACGCCTCCGATCAGGCGGCCAACTTCCTCAGCAACAGCCTGCGCGCGGGCAAGGATGACTTCGTCCGCTTCGTCAAGACGGGGAAGCTGTCCTTTTCGAGCTTGATCGATTCGATGATCTCCGATCTGGCGCGCTACGCATACCAGCAGGCCGTCGTTGGGATCTTCGGTGGCGGCGGGACAGGGGGCTGGTCGGGAATGCTCGCCTCGCTGTTCGGTGCGAGCTCGAGCGGCTCCGGGGCCGGTGCCTCCTTCGGCGGCGGCCGCGCCGGCGGCGGCGACACGCGCTTCGGCTCGTTCTACCAGGTGGGCGAGGGCGGCAAGCCGGAGCTGTACCAGCAGAACGGGAAGACCTATCTGATCCCCGGCGACAGCGGGCGCGTCATCCCGGCTGCAGCGGCGCCAGGTGGCGCGGGATACGGCAGTCCGCAGATCAACATCAGCGTGAGCGGTAACGCGGAGGTCGAGAGTGCGACGGCCACGCCCAACAACAGCGGGGGCTTCGACGTGAGCGTGATCCTGAAGCAGATCAAGGCAGCGGTCGCCGATGACATAGCCAGCGGCACTGGTTCGGTCACCTCGGCCTTGAAGGGCCGCTACGGCCTGAGGCCGAACGTCTGATGGCCACGCTCACCGACTTCGCCAAGATCCGCTACTCCAGCTACGGGGAGAGCTTCGATCCTTCGGTAGAGCGCACGGACATGGAGCGCGGCGTGCCGAAACAGCGCCTGCTGAACTCGCAGGTGCTGATGAAGATCCAGGCAACGCTGCTGTTCAAGACCCCCACGGACTTGAACGGCTTCGAAGCTTGGTACTTCGACGAGATCAAGCGGATCGGGTGGTTCACGATCCAACATCCCCGGACCGGCGCTGCGATCAGCGTGCGCTTCGAGAATGGCTCGATCGGCACACTGACCTCTGAGTCGCTCGGGTTCTACCTGGCCCAACGTCAGGTGGTCCTCGAATATCTGCGCTAGGCATCTACAACCTGACAACCCGACAGGCCCCGCAACGTGCGGGGCTTTTTCGTGGGAGACATCATGAAGTTCATTCAACGACTCCGCGCCGCCGCGCGCATTCTGTGTGGCCGTCGCGACGGAGTTTTGGACTGGGGTGGGGTAAAGGCAGACTTCATCGACGTCGGAGACGGGACGTTTCTCGCTCTGGTGTCCGAGGAAGAGTGCGAGCGGCTGAGCGTGAGGCCATGAGCACCTTCATCGAGCGCCGCCAGCGGACAACAGACACAGCCGGCGTCTTGCTGTTCGCGGAGATCAGCGCAACGTCCTTTGTCGAGACGCTTCGTATCGTCAACGACACCAAGAACTGGACCAGCAACGGCATCGAATACATCGGGTTTCCCTTCACCTTCAAGTTGCCGGACGACGTAAGCGGACAGACGCCCCGTGCGCAGCTGGTGATCGACAACGTGGGCCGAGGCATGACCGATGACTTGGAGCGGCTCCAGCCGAACGAGTTGGTGATGGCCAGGATCCTGATCAGCGATCGAGCCAACCCGGACGCCATCTTTCGCACGCTCTACCTGCCCATGACGCAGGTGTCGGTGAACGCCTCCACGGCGACCGCTCAGTGCGGCGTCGATTACCTCATGCGCCAGAGCGCCGTGCGCCTGGTCTGCAGCCCCTACACCTTGCCGGGGGCGTTCTAGTGAGGCGCGTAATCCTGACGGCTGAGGTAGCGAGAGCCATCTGTGCTACGGCGCGTCGACATTTTGATGAGCTCAACGAACTGCAGGAGCGACACCTGCGCGAGATGACAGAGGTTGGTGGTTTCACCGCCGTCCTTACCGAGCTCGACAGAACCATCAAGCTGGCGCGTGAATCCAATGACCAATCTGAGTGAAATCGAACGACTCGTCGGCATCCCCTACGACGAGGAAGCATTTGACTGTGCTGAATTCGTCGCACACGTGCAGCGACAGCTGTTTGACCGAGATGTTCGCTTGCCCGGCGAGCGCCCTCACGGCGTAGAGGGGCAGGCGGCGTTGGGCGAGCTTTCGAAAGCCTACGCGTCGCCGCGCGAGGGCGAACCGCAGGACGGCGATCTGGTCCTAATGTTCGAGCTGGGCCAGAAGCGGCCCAGTCACGCAGGCGTCTACTTCCGCCTGGCGCATGAGGACTGGGTGCTGCACAGCAACGAGAAGAACGGGTGCTCTGTGCTCCACCGCGTGCGTGAGCTG